CTTATTGAACCCACAGAAGTTTCGCCAATTCATCGCCAGTGCCATCAACCATGATGTGGTCGCTGCCACAGCCTCCAATAGGGTCGTCTGTGAAAGCATAAAACCTAAGTTAAGTCGTACCCAGTTTTATAGAAGATACGTCAATCTCTGGAAGAGACACAAGCTACCTAGAAGATTTTACATAGATGCGGAACCTAATCTCAACTATACAGGTAGGAAGTTGAAACGTTACCTCGCTGTATTGCAGTATTACGGAGCTCGTGCCGTTTGCTGCGTTTACGAAACATTTTTAAAGAAAGAAGCCCTTCCCGAATCCAGCTTTACTAAGAAGGCTGTTCGGTTGATAAGTCCAAACTCACCACTGTTCCTCATAGCTACTAAGAACTTTTTTACTAAATTTGAAGAATTATTGTTGACCATGGAAAACCAGTATGGAGTACATGTGTTTGCTAAACATAGGACCATACATGAGAGATGGAAGGATATATTGGAACTAAAGAAGCACTTCCGTTACGTTTACTGCGGTGATGCGAAGAATTTTGATGCTTCACATCGAAACGACAGTTTCCTAGCCGAAGTGGACTTCTATGAATGGTTGTTCCTTGACACATACCTAGCCAACCTCATGCGGATCGCCAAGACTTTTGGCGTTATCTGGCATACCATACCTATGCGTCACTCCGGAGATTTGTGCACAGGATCAGGTAATTGCTTGACTATTGCAGCCTGCGCGTCCACACTTCCCGGCGATATTCTTATTTATTGTGACGGCGATGATACCCTATTCTTCTCTAATGATGAGGGGGTAGACGATATTATCAAGCAGCACTTCGACGAATCTGGTTTTACTATGGAGTTAGAAGATCCAATAGACTTACAGAAGGAAAATTGGGAAATTGAATTTTGTCATGTATTTTACTCAGAGAGAGGATATAGTTACGATTGTGAGAGAATGTTGAACAGATTTGGAAATATAGTCGGTACAAATTATGAACAACTAGCCAACACAGTGCTTGGCAAGATCCAAGCGTTACCTATACTAGAAGCTGCT